AATTCAGCAACAGATTCAAGTAGTGGATCAAAAACAGGAGAAGAAAATTCAAAACCTCAGACTGGATCTGTAGGTGGCGGACAACCTGATAAAATATCAACAGGAGTTGCAAGAGATTTTAACGATGCACTTTTGAACAGTCCGGTTGATTTAGTAAACACAACAATGACAATTTGGGGAGATCCTTACTATATCGCAGATAGTGGATATGGTAATTATCATGCAATTCCTAGTCAAGAATTTATCAATTTAAATGAGGACGGTACTATGAATTATCAAGACAGCGAAGTACACGTTTTAGTAAATTTTAGAACACCGTTTGATACAAATGCAGATAATGGGTTTATGGATTTTAATAATGTAGGATTAAATGATACAACTGCATATAGCGGTATATATCAAGTTATATCGGTTCGTAATAATTTTGCAGAAGGAGTGTTTAAGCAAACTTTAAAGATGATCAGAATTAGAAATCAAGAAGGTCTTGATACAAAACAAAAAGCAGATCCAGAAAAAGGAGTTGCAAGAATAAGTGCCGATGTGCTGAATACTGCAGCAGGTAATGCCGGAGGAGGTATATAATGCCAACTCAAGAATCAAGGACTCAATACAGTAGAGGGTCAAAACCTACATGGATGACAGGTGTAGGACCTTATATTGGCAGAGTGAGTAATCATTTAGATACTGAATTTATGGGATCTATTGAAGTAGAAATTTTAAAAACAACTGAAGCAGGAAGTCCAGGAGAAAGTAGTGGTTATTACATTCCTTGTACATATGTTTCGCCTTTTGCAGGAAATACACCAAGGAAAGGAGTTAACCAACGTTATGGATTTGATGCAACTCAGAAAAGTTATGGATTTTGGGCAGTTCCTCCTGATATTGATGTTAAAGTTTTAGTTTTAATGGCAGAAAATAATTTTGGATATGGGTTTTGGATAGGATGTTTACAAGACAAATATATGAATTTCATGATGCCTGGAAATGCATCTACATCATATAGTGAAGATCCAAGTGGTAAGTTTAGTAATAAAATAGTTCCTGTAGGAGAATATAATAAGGCTTTAGAAACAGGAAAAGGAAACGATCCTACTCAATATTATAAATTTGTAGATACTGATAGAGTAGAAATTTTAGAAAAACAAGGTTTGTTAAAATATCAAGATAATATTGTGGATCAAACAAGAGGAACAACAACGTCAAGCGCCAGACGCGAAGTTCCGAGTATGGTGTTAGGACTAAGCAGTCCTGGACATTTTGATAGACGTCCTGGTAAGCCAAAAGTAAGATATGGGGAAAAATTTGGTGAAACAAATATTCCTTTTAGCAGGCTAGGCGGAACTAGTTTTGTAATGGATGACGGAGATGAAAAAATTCTCAGGAAAAAACCAGCAAACACTGATCCGCCTGAATATGCTTACGTAGAAAAAAGAGAAACAGACGGAGATGTTGCTTTACCACATAATGAACTTACGAGATGGCGCACTCGAACTGGTCATCAAATTGTTATGCACAACACAGAGGATTTAATTTACATAATTAATTCACAGGGTAATACATGGATAGAATTAACAAGTAATGGTAAAATTGATATATATTCTGATGATAGTGTAAGCATACATTCTGAAACTGATTTTAACTTAAAAGCAAATCGTGATATAAATTTAGAAGCTTCTGGTAATGTTAATATTAAAGCCAGAGAACAAATGCGTTTAGAATCTGGTAACGCAACTCATTGGAAAGTTGGTACAGCAGAAGTTAAGAAAGATCCTGCGTTACGTCCAGAATTAGGTATTAAAAACGAAGACGGAACATGGAAATGGAATAGCTTTGAAGATTTACCTACAGTTGAACAACCGGGAGATAATTTGTATATTGATGTAAGTAGAGATGTTTATTGGAAGGTAGGTACCCATCCTAAATTAGGAGATTTTAAATTAGAAGTATCTCAAGACGGACATGCAACATTTGATAGAGATTTCTTTTTGCTTGCAAAAGAAAATATCCATCAGCATTCTAACAAGGCTACGTTACATTTAGCAGATACAACTTTTGATCAAAAGTCACTAGAAGATTTTAGGCAATTGACAGGAAAAAATATGCATATAAGAGCTGGATTAAATTTACGTTTATATGCAGATACTACTGCGGTTATAAAAAGTAAAGTTAATTATGTCACAGCTATGAATGCTAATCATATAAAATCTGGTAATATAAATTATGTAACAGCAGGCGCAAGTAATGAATATAATGCGCCTGTAAACAATATGAGCAAAATTCAATATTTTGGTAGTGGTTCAGCTAAAGGATCTAATGGTATTACAGCAGATAATGCACAACCAGCAATTGATGCAAAATTGCCAGAATGTGCCCGTCATGCTTTCATACCTATTAGAATACCAACTCATGAACCGTATTTTAGCCATGAAAACTTGAAACCGGAAACTTTTTATCCTGATAAAACAGATAGTACAATATCTATTAATGACTCATGTGATTTTGCAATTAAGTATGAACAAGAAGAAATTAAAACGCCTTTAATTTTTAAAGGAGGAGCTCAGGATGATACATTTAGGAAAGGAAAATGAGTACATTATATAAAGAAATTGTTGTTAAAAATAAAAATGAAAGTACAAAGTTCAAACCAGGATCAAAAACTTATAGAGGAATTAGCACAGTATTTACTAATAATAATACTTACAAATTGTATGATTTACAATTAATAAAACAAGATATAATAAATCATTTTCATATAAGGCAAGGAGAAAAATTATCAGATCCTACATTTGGAACAATTTTATGGGATATATTATTTGAACCTATGACGGCGCAATTAAGAAATCTTATTATTGATAACGTTAATAGAATTATTAGAAGTGACACACGAGTTAAAATAGCAAAAGTTGTTGTAGATGAATATGAGAGTGGAATACAAGTTGAATGTGAATTAATTTACCTTCCTTATAATATTCAAGATAAAATGCGTTTGCGTTTTGATAGAAATGCAGGGCTTCTTACTTAAAAATTTAAAATATATGCATTTTATTAGAAAATAAATACAAAAAAGGATTTGTTATGGCATTAACCGATAGACAAAATAGATTATTAGTAGCCGAAGATTGGAAAAGAATTTATCAAACATATTCTAACGCCGAATTTCAAAGCTACGATTTTGATAGTTTACGCAGAGTTATGATAAACTATCTTAGAGAAAAATATCCAGAAGATTTCAATGATTACATCGAAAGTTCCGAATACATTGCATTAATTGATCTAATTGCTTTTTTAGGGCAAAATTTATCTTTTAGAATTGATCTTAACGCTAGAGAAAATTTTATTGAACTTGCTGAACGCAGAGAAAGCATTTTAAGATTAGCTAGATTATTAAGTTATAGTCCAAAAAGAAATACTGGTGCAAACGGTTTGTTAAAAATAACAAGTGTAAGAACAACTGAAGCTTTAGTTGATTCAAATAATCTAAATCTTGTTGGGCAAAACATAATTTGGAATGATCCAAGTAATCCAAATTGGTATGAACAATTTATTTTTGTTTTGAATAAAGCATTTGACAGTACTAACAAATTTGGAAAAGCTTATAAAAAATCAACCTTAGCAAATATTACTACTGAAAAATATAAAATAAATTCTTTTTTGGATGATATTCCTATTATTTCATTTACTAAAGTAATTGATGGTCAGTCTTTGCGTTTTGAAATTGTTCCAGTTGATTTTGATGATACAATCTATGAAGAACCTCCGTTGCCAGGAAATAAATTTAGTATTTTATACAGGGAAGACGGAATAGGTCCTGCAAGTGAAAATACCGGTTTTTTTATGTTTTTTAAGCAAGGATCTATCGATCAAGGTAACTTTAATATAACTAATCCTAGTGCAAATCAGTTGGTATCAGTTGATGCAATTAATATTAATAATGATGATGTATGGTTGTATAGTTTAAACGCAAATGATACAACTGATAAATTATGGACAAAAGTTGATGCAATTGAAGGAAATAATATAATTTATAATAATGTAGATAAAAATATTAGGTCTATATATTCTGTGTTGACACGAGTAAATGATAGGATTAGTTTAATATTTTCAGATGGTGTATTTGGAGAATTACCGCAAGGGAATTTTAGAGTTTATTATAGGACAAGTAGAAATGCAAAGATTGTAATTGATCCAGCAGACATGATAGGAATTGCAATTGATATTGATTATGAATCTCAGTCTGGAAAAGTCGAAACTCTTTCAATAGTTTTAGAATTACAATACACCGTTAATAACTCATCGGTATCAGAAAGTAATAATTCTATTAGGCAAAAAGCACCAATGAATTATTATACGCAGAACAGGTTAATTACCGCTGAAGATTATCAAATAGGACCATTAATAGCTAATGCTGAGATAATAAAAGCTAAGAGTGTTAACAGGATTTCTTCTGGAATTTCACGATATTTAGATTTAAAAGATGCAACAGGAAAGTATAGTTCAACTAATTTATTTGCTAGTGACGGAATACTTTTTAAAGAAATTCTTACAAAAAAATTACAATTTTCATTTGAATCTGAGTTAGATGTTGAAAAAATTATTATAAATCAAATTGATCCAATTTTAAAGCATGTTGAAACAAAAAATTATTATTTTCACGTTACTCAGCAAATACCATATGTTGATCAAGGCCTTTCATGGGTATCGGTTTATAGTGATACTAATTATTACACCGGGTACTTACAAAATGAAAGTGAAATCATACAGATATTAGGAACATATACAGATTCTTTGTTAAAATTTATTCAAAATAATACACTTGTAAAATTTACAGCGCCTACAAATTATCATTTTGGACCTGATGGTAATTTAGTTGCAGGAGATGCAAATTATAAAGGTGCTGTAAATTATAAATGGGTAAAAATTATTAACACTAGAAATAACGGAACAGAATTAACAAGCAACGGCGAAGGACCTGTTATAGTAAATGATTACTTACCAACAGGAGCGATTTTAGCAGAAATTCGACCATTTGTTTCTAATGTGCTTACCAGTGATATTAAAAAAGAAATGATAGAATTGATTGTAGCATATCAAACATTTGGATTGCGATTTGATAGAAATAAAA